TTCCTGCGGGTCGGCCGCGGGGATAACCGCACCAGATCCGCGAAGGAGGCCGTCGCGCAGTGGGGTGCGAGGCAGCGCCAATGCCAAAAGTCGTTCGGCGGCAATCGTCTCGCCTCGCAGGATCCCGGCAAGAGCCATCTGCGAGGCCTGCCCGAAGTTGGAGGTGACCGAGACGGAAGCATCGACAGTCATCGGTTGCCCCTCACTCGAGGTCGAGCTGAACGTGGTTTGGTGTGCGTCGGTCGTAGTCGAACTGTGCCGACGCGATCACTTCGGACGTGCGTTCGCGCGGCGTTCCCGCCCACACCTTCACCTGGGCGGCTGGCGGGACGTCGTTCTCGGGGAGCAGGATCACGCGGGTCGTGGAGGTGATCTCCTGGCCGCTCGTGGCCGACGTTGCACGGCGGTCAACCACGAGGCGGGTCTTCTGCTCGACGTACGCCGGCAGCGGGTCGCTCCAAGCGCTCGGCGTCTCGCCTTCGGCGGTCTCCGTGACCGTCCGGTAGACGACCGAGTGCGGGAGATCGCGTGCGCGGAGTCGAGGCATCGGCTGCTCCCTACGAATGTGCCGTGACGCTGCTCAGAAGGCCTACGTTGCGGAGGATCTCGACGGCTTCGGGCGCGATGCGGGATCCGGCAGCATCGGCAGACGCTCCACCGGAGGAGCGGCCGCGGGCGCCCATCGACACGGACCCGATCGAGACCGTGCCCTCCTGGGACGCAGCGCCGGTGATGTCGTCAGTCTCGTCGAACCACTGCGCCTGCGCACAGGTCGCTTCCTTGAAGGCGTCGGCGATTTCGGGGTTGGTGGGATAGCCGTCGTCGTCAACCTCGTACCGGTCGTGGCGCGTGTGGGAGTCGATGACGGATGAAGCTCGACGCAGGCGTGCGTTGAGTTCCTTGTCGCTCGTCGGCTCCGCGACCGGCTGGCCTTCGGCGTTTTCGTTCGGGTCGTCGCCCCCGATGAAGTCGTAGTAGTCCGACGCAAGGGCATAGACGCGCTGAGCCATGACTAGTCCGTCGCGGCCGTGCGGAAGGTGATGAACTCCTGGCCATCGCGAGGGGTCGTCTCGTCGAACTCCGTGGCCACGCCCAGTTCGCCGAGCACCCGCACCTCGTAGCGGTCAGGGTCGAGCTCAACTATGTCGAGCACGGCCCGGGGCGTGAGCGCCACATCAGCCGGCACGTCATTCGGCTCACCGTCGATCGTGATCTTGACGTGCTTGCTCCGCTTGAGCGCGGCGATGATGTCGGACTTCTTTGCGCCTTTCGGCACCTCGACGCCCTCGAAGTCGGCGATCTCGCGCAACTCTCCGACCGTCAGGTCGGCGAGTGGGGCATGTGCGGACTCAGCCAGGGTGTCTTCGATCCTGAAGCCGTGCTGCTCGAGAGCAAGTCGTCGCTCAGGGTGCAGCTCCTCGACGACGGCGACGCCCCCGCGGAACTCGACGCCGATGAACTTCTGACGGCCGACTTCGGGCCGCGGGTGGAAGATGCGCACGACGCGCCTCCGATCTGTGGGAAGGGCTGTGGCCCGCGCACCGCACGGCGCGGGCCACAGGTCTGGGTCAGGCTGTGGGCGCCTGAGAGGCGGCCGGCTCGGCGTTGCCGATGGTGGGAACGAGGGGGCTCGCGTTGATGATCGCGATCGCCTCCTTCTTGTTCTTCGCGCCGGTTGTGTCGATGCCTCGCTCATCGGCGAGGGCGTCGATCTCGGCGCGGGTGAGGTCTTCGAGCTTCTGCCCGACGATCTCTTCCGGTTCGGCGTCGCCGTCGAACGTGAAGCCGTGGTCGGTGAGGACGGCACGTGCGGCATCGTCGAGATTCGCAACTTCCGCCTTGCCGTCGACGAACGTCAGACCGGACACCTCGACGGTGCCCTCGGTGACGTTCGGGTGGGTGATGGTGATCATGCTGTGGTGCCCCTTCCTGAGGGTCGTGGGGTGGTGCGGTGGCCCGGCCCGGGCGACGTGATGTCAACCCGGGCCGGGAGAGGGCTTACGCCCAGACGGGCTCGACGGGAAGGCCGCGGATGATGCCGTGCGCCTTCTCGTTGCCGTACTTGAGGCCGACCTCCCCGTACAACTGCTCACGGTGCGACGCGCCGATCTTCGCGAGCGGCTCCGTGAACATGTGGCCGTTCTCCGTGCGGAGGAAGACCGGGGCGAGCTGCTCGATCGACACGACAGCGAACGCGTCGTCCGGCATCCACCGGTCGAGCATCACGTTGAACGTGCCGAAGTCGGTCTCGACGGTGCGCAGGTTGACGCCGCCGACGTTGCGCGACATCTCCTGGTACTGGCCGAACGCGCGAGCGTACGCCTCCGACAGGTTCCGCTTCTGACGCGAGCCGACCAGGATCGTGCGGGTCTCCCCTTCGGCCAGACCGCCGTTGTCGAACACGGTCTGGAAGAGGTTGTCGTACGTGTTCTTCGTCGGGCCGGCCGTGGTCAGCTTTGCCAGCGCCACGGTGGCGGTGCCGATCGTGATCGCCGCGCCGCCCTTGGTGGCCGACACCTTGAACGCGTCGGTCGTCTTGTTGACGACCCAGTACACCGTGTTCAGCTTGATCGCGGTCGACGCGCCCACCGAGGTGAATCGGATGGCGTCGCCGTTCGCGAGCGTCGTCGCGGTCTGCGCGATCGTGTCGGTCGAGGCGGAAAGGCCGGTGAAGGTCGTGCCCAGCTCGATGACGTTCGTGCTGATCGCCTGGATCAGGCCGCGCGTCTTCCGAGGCGCCGTGTTGTCCGCCGGCGACTGGTACTGACCGCGGATGAACGACATCTCGATGTCTCGAGCCTTGCCCTTCAGTGCGAGCATGATCTGGTGGTCGAGCTCGTTGGTCACCGGGTTCGAGCCGTCGATGTTCGCACCCGCACGGTTGCCGGTGGCAGCCTGCTTCGTGTACGAGACTTCGACGGTCTCCTGGTGGATCTCGACCACGTTGGTGACGTTCGCGCGAACGCGGGTGTCCGCAGTCTGCGCGTTCGCACCCTCGAGTCGCGACCGGTTCTCCTCCGCCGTGCGGAGGTCCTCGGTCTGCCACTCGATCGTGGTCGACGTGGTCTCCTCACCACCGGTGAGGCCACCGATGGTCGAGAGGAGGGGCGTGTCCTCCGGCGAGACCTGGAAGAGCTCACCGGTGTAGTTGGGGGCGTTGAACGTGGTCGCCTGCCCCGCGATTCCAGCCATGCTGGTCTCCTTCTGTTGTGTGGGCTACGCCTTGGCGGCCGCGATGGCGCGCCTAAGGCGAATGGTCTCCGTGAGGTTCTTCGACTCGATCGCTTTCGCGAGCTGAGCCTCGAGGGTCTGCACGGTGGCTCCCCGGTGTTCGCCGCCACCTGAGCGGGGAGAGGTTGCCTTGAGGGTGGGCGTGTCCTGCACGGCCTTCTGGATCGCCGCCGAGATGGCGGCCTCATCGGTCGGCTCTGCCGACGCGATGGAGGTCCTGAACTGCTCGTTGGCGAGCAGCAGCTTGGCGTTCGCGCCGAGGGTGGGGGCGAGGATCGCCACCTCGCGCTCGAGGCGCGCGGTCTTGGCTTCGACCTGTGCTTTGGTGAGTTCGCCGTTGGCGGCCTCGACCTTGCTCGACAGGTCGGTGACCTTCTCGGCGAGCTTCACCGGATCGGTCTCGGGCTCCGCTTCGCCGGTGAGCAGCTTGGCGAACTGGGCGAGGGTGGCCTTCTGGGTCTCCGCGGACGCCTTCTTGACCGCTTCGGCGATGGCCTCTTCGCGCTTCTGCTTCTCGGCGGCGAGGTCGCCCTTGACGTTCTGGATGAGCGCCCACGCCTTGTTCGGGTCGAACTTGGTCGGGTCGTCACCCCACGGCGGGGTAGGGGTCGCAGCGGTTGCTGCAGCGGCGGCCGCGGCTTGCCCGGCGGCCTCGCCGCCGGCTCCGCCTTCGCCTTCCTCGTAACGGATGCCCATGAGCTGGTGACGGGTGGCGCCGATGATCGCGAGTCCGTCGGGGCCTCGCTGTGCGAGTGGTGCGGTGGTCATGTTCGACATGGTGTTTCTCCTTCGGCGGCGCCTGGCCGCATCGGTGATCGCCGACCACTTGGCCGGTCGTTTATGGGGAGAGAGCGGACGGGCGCCGGACTCGAACCGGCTCTGAACTGCCGTCGAGGGCAGCGCCTCCACCTCAGGGCTTGCCCGCCCGCTCTCTCCGGCCCCGTTGTCGTCTTCTCGGGTGGGGCGACCCTCAACTCGCGCGGAAAGGACGCGCCGGACGTGTGTGGGAGAGGCGCAGGTCTACCTCGTCGGAGTCAAGGACGACGTCATGAGCAGCCTTCGCGGCCATGTGCCATCCGCGTTGACGCCTCTCCACGCTCGGGAAACACGAAAGCCCCGGAGCTCAGCTCACGGGGCTTTGGGCGAGAACGGATCAACCAAGTGGAAACTCGTCGCTCGCGCGAATCGCCGCGAGGTACACCTCAGCGTCGGCACGAGACATACCGTCCCGCATGTAGGCGGCGATGATCTCTTCGTCGGTCGCGTTGGCGACATCGATACCTGGTTCGATCACAGCAGCCCCCTCTCGCGCATCACCTCGTCGATCGCGTCGGCGATCGGGTCGAAGTTACTCCACTGGCGATCCGCAGTCCAGGGATCGGGCGATGACAGCCAGTGATCGACCTCAGCCAGCATGACCCGGTCGCCCGACCTGGTTGCGACCCACTGAGCGTACGAGCGACCCCAGATTTCGGCCCGCTCAGTCAGGTACTTCAGGTGGTTCGCCATGGCGGTGTTCGAGGTCGATGTCTGGAGCGCGAGAAGCCTCTGGATCTCCGGGGACGATTGAGCGGCAGCGAGCCACCGCTGCATCGCGGGGGACGTCATGAGTTCTGAACCCATCGCGTTTCCAACACCGAGCACTCGATGGTCGAAGTAGTGGCCCAGTTCGTGAGCGGTGGTTAGTCGCGGCGTTGGTCCGCTCGGCAGCAAACGTAGAGTGCCGTCAGCGCGGGAGTACGAGCCCATGGCGTTCCTCACCGGGGCGCCGTCGACAATGCGGACTGGCAGGACGCCATCGGGCAGCGAGTGCACCTTGCGGATTGCCGCACGAGCCTTGAACGCCTCGCGGCCGATCGCTGACTTCGGATCCAGATCCACGACCACGGCGCGGGCGGTTGGCGTTCCCCGAGGTCCCCACGGCACTCGCGGGTTCGCGTTGCCACCATCCGCGAATGTGAGCTGTTCGCGGTACGAAGCGCGCAGTCTGCCCGTCTCGGACGTGAACATGCGCATCTCAGCCTGCGCGTCGCGGAGTTCACGCTCGGCACGCTTGCGAGAGACATCGTCGGGTGCAGTAGCGATGTCGCGCTTCGCCGCGCGGATCTCGCGCTCGAGGCGTCGCTGCTCTTCGCGTTCGGCTTCTGCCTTCGCGTCGTATTGGTAGTCCGCCTGAGGGGTCGCGAGCCCGGGTATGTAGGCGGCGAATCGGCAGCGGCAGTTCGGGTGGTTCCAGCCAGCGTTGCGAGCCTGATCGACTGTCCCAGCGACCTGCACAGTCACCATGGCGTCGCTCGTTGACGACTGCATGATGCGCGGCCCCCCAGGAGAGCCATCGAGAGACACGATCTTGCCGATCCACGGCCCGCACTTCGAGCATGCGTCGAACCCGCCGACGATGACAGCCAGGCGAATGTTGGACTGTTGTAGCCGCCACTGGGTTGCATCGTTGAACGCTCGGTTGATGGCCGTCCGTGACGCCATCTCCGCGTAGGCGCCGATCGTCCAGCGGCGGTTCGAGACGTCGACGAAGCCGGTGACGCCCTCAGCGAGGAACCTCCGCACGGCGTCCTGCTGCGCCTGCAGGCCCGTGTTCACGCCCAGGATCGCGTTCGGTGCGGTCATCGACACGATGCGCTGATACGCGTCCTGCGGGTAACGGGTGATGCGCTGGTTCATCGCCTCGAGACGAGACTGCAGCGACAGCCCGAGCGATGCGACCGCTTGGCCCGCGTAACTGCCGATCGCCGGTGCACCAGTGCCCGTGACGCTGGCAGGGAGGCGAGACCCGAAGCCGAGCATCGCGACGGCAGCCGCCTCGCCCTGCAGGGCCGCCTCGCGCACGAGTTCCGCCGCGAGCCCCGCGACACGCAGCCGTTCGGTGATCGCGACAGCCAGGTCTTGCAGTTCCCTCATCGATTGGGCGCGGTGGGCGGCGAGCCGCGCGAGCGCCTCGTTCTGTCGGCGACGTTCTGCAGCCGTTAGGCCGCCCGCGACGATCGTCGACGGCGCGAGCTGCTGCAGCTGCAGGTCACGGTAGGCGCGGGCCGCGAGCTGCTGGATGAGTTCGTTCTCGGCCTCGCGGTACCGGTTCGACAGGTCGAGGGCGAGCTGCTCGATGAAGTCCTCAACGTCGAAGCCGTCGGGGTTGGGGAGGAACTGAGCCAACTCGACCCCCCATGGTCAGGCCTTGGGCCTCCGAAGCTTCGAGGTCAGGTGCCAGCCGTTGCAGTGGTTGCATCGGTAGGCGCGGCTCTCGGTTTTCGCGCGACGTGACGAGTCGGAACGCCGCGTGGATGCGAGCGCCATGAGGGCCGCGATCCTGTCGCGATATCGGATCTTGTCTCTGCACATCGTCATCGGGAGCAGTGTGCCGTCCACCACCGACGAGCTACTCGTCGTCGCGCCAGGTATCCGCAAGCTCGTGGCGTAGACGGTGCGCGTGATGCTCGACGAGACCCATCACCGAGTGGTGTGCCATGTCCTCGCCGTACTCGGCGAAGTAGCGGGTTGTGCCGCGTTCGATCGTGGATGCGGTGATGTACGACACCATGAAGGCGTAGCCAGTGACGATGATGCCGCCTTCGCCGAGGTCGTCGGACTCGTCTTGGATGTGTGCGGCAAGTGCGGCGTCGAGCGCGGCTTTCGTCTCGGCGCTCATCGCCGCGACTTTCGCTTGCGCTGCGCCTTGGTCTTCTGGGCGCGCCCTTTCGCCTTCTTGGAAGGCCGAGCAGTCCGCCCGGAGAAGATCAACGAGATCGGCATCAAGCACCCCTCCGTGGAGAGAAGCGACCATGCGATTGCTCATATCTCGTCAGGCCGTCCCGATTCACTTCGCCGCGTCCGCGCTTCTTCTTCGACACGGTCAGCGTCGGCGCGATGTCGAACCACGTCGGCCCAGGGCTCGCGCCCCGCTCACTGCACAGCACCTCGAGCAGGAGGTAGAAGCCGCCGAGCACGACAACCCAGAGGGCTAAAGTCGTCACTCCACAACCCCTGCAGGCTGACGCTCGCCGAGCGGATCGGTCTCGTCGTCAGTGAACCTTGTCGGATCCGGTGCCGGCGAGCCGAGCTCCAGCTCGAGTGCCTGCACCTCGTCGTCGATCTGCTCGTCGTCCCAGTCGGGATGTAGCGTCTTCACGCGCTGGCGGAGGCTCATCGAGTTCGACAGGTAGCCGGCCGACGCGATGCGGGCCAGCTTCTCCATGTCCTGTTGCGAGATCGGCGTGAACTCGATGTCGGGCAGTTCGTCGTACCACTTCGCACCCGGTGTGCCGAAGACGACGCCCTGCAGTGCCACAGCGACCTGGGCGAACTTCGCCAGGGCAGGCTTCGCGAGCATCGCCTTTGTGTCGCGAGTGCGCTCCGAGTCGGTGAAGTCGGCCGTGATCTCCGTCGCCGTCTTCGTACCCGTCGCCGCGTCCCGAATGCCGAGGTGTGCAGGAGAGTAGCCGGTGCGTTCCGCGATCTGCCGCTTGATGACGTCCATCGCGTGGTCGTGCTCTTCGACACGAATCTCGAACTGCGTCTCGTGGATCTGGTCCTTCACCGACTGGTCGCCCTTGCCGAGAGCGTTCACCCCGACGTACACCTGGCGGTGCGGGTCGAACGTCGACCCTTGACCTCGCGGGCCCTGCTCGAGCCACGACTCAGGAACCGTCAGTCGGCCTTCACCGTTCTCGACGTCGCGCATGAGGCTCGTGAGGATCTGCGCGTACTTGTCGAGCATGTCCTCGATGCCGTCAAGGTCGGAGCGGCCGAGGTTTGCCAGCGTGCCGAGCTTGTCCCAGTTGTGGTTCGGGAACCGGTTCGGGATGTACACGACGGTCAGAGCCTCAGGCACACCGGTCGCGACCGTGACGGGCCCGTTGAGGATGCTTGGATCCTCCATGGCGGCATCCCACTCAGCATCCGTGCGCAGAGTGTTGTAGTAGCTGGTCTCCGGCAGGTCGGACATGGGCACGATCGGCCCGAGGACCTTGTCGGAGCCGCGGTGCAGCGTGTAGGTGATCAGACCCTTCTCGTGCCGCTCAAGCAGCCGGTACACGTGCGACGTGTCCGCTGTGCGGTACTCCGACCACAGCGTGCAGGAGATGAGCTCGCCGTAGCGGAACACCGGCAGGGCACAGTCGGACCGGTAGGCGCGAGGGAACACGTTCTTGCGCACTTCCGGATCCCACACGGCCGCGATGAACGTGCCGCCGAGAGCGGCTGCGTACTCGCCCGACTTCAGCAGCTCAGCGTGCGCCTGGTCGGAACCCATGATCAAGTCGAGGGTGTCCTGCGCCGGGTGGCGCCACTTCTTCGGCTTCGCCCCGTCCTTCGTGGACTCGGCGGCCGGCGAGTTCTCCGGCTTCGGGTATCGGAAGGTCGGCGCCTCGCCGTACAGCAGCGCGGCCGACAGGGTGCAGATGTCGCCGGCGAGAGGCGGCATGGAGAACATGCGCTTTTCGTTCGCGATGATCGGCTGGCCGAGGAACATCTTCGACAGCAGACCGAATGCGCCGCCACGGTACGGGCGCCCGTTGACCATGTGCGTCGCAGTCGAGAAGGTGTCCTTGCCCTGATAGATCGCGTTCAGGGTGTCGGCGTCTTGACGCACCCACGCGTCGTGCTCGCGATACTTCGAGTAGGCGAAGTCGAAGGGAACGGGCGGGAAGGCGTCGTCTGACATTGCGCCCCCTACAGAACTTGAATTGGTGACCCGACTCTTCAAGTCGGAAGCGATTTACTTGAATTAGGCGGCGAGCTTGATGTGCGACCGCCAGATGTTCTCGGTCGTCGTCACGGCGTAACGGGCGGCGTCAAGGCTGTGGTCGGCGACCTTCAGCGGCTTCTCTTCGCCGGCGAGCGTGGCCTTCGGATCCCACGAGTAACCGGTCGCCTCTGAGATGAAGCCCTTGCACCGGTCGCTCACGAGCAGCTTCCGTTCGGCGAGCAGCGAGGCCATCGTGCGGATGCCGTACAGCACATCGTTGTCAGCCTGCGTGGTCGGCACACCGTCCTGGTTCATCTGAACCCGCAGTGATGCAGCTGACGGGTCAAGGATCGTGTAGCGCGGCAACAGACGGGCAGAGGTCGATGCTGGCAGGTGGTCGTCGTTCAGCCACTTGATGAGCTCGCGGGACAGCTGCGCGTCGGTGAGTTTCTGCTCGGTCAGCTTCGAGTCGTGCCGGTACTCGTCGATGAAGAACATTCGTGGGGTTGGCCGGCCAAGGCTGTCGATCTCGGCAGAGATTCCGAGCAGCAGTGCAGCGGTCGGGTTGGTGGTGCCGTAGTCCACGCCGACCGCGATCAGCTCGCGCATCTCGGGCAGCTGCTCCCACGGGATCACGAAGCCCATCCCTGGCGACGGGTCGAACATGTCGTAGATCGCGCCCTCGGCGGCAACCCACTCGCCGAGGATGAACCGGCGGTACCAGAGGCCCGTGTAGTTGGCCTTCAGGTTCGCTTTCGCCTCTTCCGACAGGGCGATGTTGTCGTCGAGCTGGAAGTGCCATGAGATCCAGTTCGGCAGCTCGCCGATGCGGTCGAGGTAGTCGCGCTTTAGCCAGTGGCCGGGCGAGTCAGGGTTCGTGGTGCCGAGCAGCATCGCACCGGGGGCGGTGAGACGCGACAGCATCATCTTGAACGCGCCCTCAGGGAGCACCGTGATCTCGTCGACGTAGCAGAGGGCCACGGTCATGCCGCGGATCTTGTCCTCAGCCTGCTTGTCGTTCGCGCCGATCACGTGCACGACCCGGCCCAGGATCCGAGCAGTGGGGGCGCCGGCCGTGTACTTCACGTGCTTCGCGAACGGACCGAACAGTTCCGGGTCCATCAGCGGTTCGAACACGTTGCGGTAGATCGACTCGCGCGTGCGGCCCATGATGACGATGCGACCCTGACGAGCCATCGGCACCGCGATGAGGAACCGGATCAGCGATGCGATCGTCTTCGACGACCGAACCGAGCCTTCCCAGATGCACACCTGCTTGGTGGCTTCCCGAATCGACTGCTCCTGCTTCGGAGAGATATCGATCAGGTCAGTCGACAAGACCGAACCTCTTCGCAAGACGGCCAAGCATCGAGTCGGCCTCCGCGACACCGTCGCCGTCGTCGACCAGCTCGAGACGAGCGGCACGCTCGAGGTAGATGTTGATGGTGGTCGCGACGTTCTTCTCGTCACCGACAGGCACATAGTCCAGATCCAGGGTGACGCTCGCCCCGTACTCGCCGGATCCGAGCGTCTTGAAGGAATCGGCTTCGATGCGGTCAAGCAGATGCTCGGTGCGGTCGTACAGGCGGTCGATGATGTCAGCACGACGAGCTGCTCGAGAGTTACGACGCACTCGGACAGCGTCCTCGGTCGCGGACTGATCGAATGACAGGCCTTCGCGCTTCGCCCACCCAGAGATCGTGGAGACCGATACGCCGAGTTCTTTCGCGATGGCGTTGCAGGACTTGCCAGAGTCGTAAAGCTCGCGCGCGCGTTGTCCGCCTTCGAATGCTCGACCTTGGGCCATGTGATCACCTCTTGGCGTCGCCTGGACGCGTTGATGTGGAGGAGTTGCCTCTGATGTCGGAGCTGACTTCTAGACTCGCTGCACTCTGCCGCCAGTGGGGCGGTACTCGACAGAAGGAATGGTCATGGCTTCTCAGGATGAGGCGCGGACGGCACTGTACTCGGCGATCGCGAAGCTCGCCAAGGATTCAGAAGAGTGGAACGGTGCGACCCAGGCGGGCATGGTGCGTGATGCGGCTATCGCGTATCGGGCGGTTGCCGGCGGTCAGCAGCCTGGCTCTGTGGTCGTCGAGACCAAGTAGCGGCTAATTCGCTAGAGCGACAATCGCCACAGCTAGGGATGCAATCGCGACGATCGTAGAGCCAACGGATACCCAGAACGACGCCCAGGACATCCGCCGGGTGAAGCGTTCGACTTTGTCGCTGCTGTCCTTGCTCGCTTGCGCAAGTTGGACTGCAGAGCGCGTCAGGCCGACGAGTGCTTCAGTCTGGGCGGCCATCTGAGCGGTGGCTTCGGCGGTGCGGATGTGCGAGTCGTCGAACTCAAAGTGGGGCACTTCCGGTCGGTGCTCTTCGGATTGAAGCATCTCCTCGATGCGAAGCAGTCCGGGGAGCACGTTTTCACGGATGTGGTCTTGCGCCGGCTTGAATGCGTCTGCGACGATCCCGGCTTGCATTGCGAGCTCTTCCGCTTGGCGGTTGAAGTCAGCTCCGTCGTTCTTCTTGCTCATGTCTGCACCGTACGGGACGGCACTGACCATCGAACACTTCTGACCTTCTCCCTTTTCTCACATTTCCGCACGTTCAGGCTGCTCGGCGTGTCGGGGTGCCCTTCGGTCGGCCGCGCTTCTTGTTGGCAATGACTTGGCGGAGGCGAGGGAGGTTGACGAGCATGCCAGTGGTGCTGTCCTGCGTTGGCACCCCGTCGCGTTCGATCATGCGGTAGATCGTCGACTTGCCGCGACCCGTCAATACCTCGGCCTCGGCAACTGTCACCCACGTGGAACTGTTCATGGCTTTCCTCGCTTGAGTATCCTTCGAGCATGGATGGGGCTGCGATCACTTCGATCGTCATAAACTCGCTGTTGGCCTTGATTGCGCTGGGGTCGATGCTGGCTGCGATCTCGCAAGCCCGGTCTGCCAAGCGGGCACGGATCGGTGCTGATGCCGCTTCGGCGGAAACGCTTCGGCTCAAGGAAGAGGCAAACGCTCTCTACGCCCGCATGGCTGCAGCGAATGAGGAACTCGCCGCAGCCGTGAAGGCGCAGGCGCCTCAAGATGGTCCTGCTTGGGACATTCGGCACGGGCATCGCGCCGTTCAGTTGGTGATGAATGTGGGTACCCGTAAGGCCTTTGATGTCTATCTGGAGGGCACCGAGGGCGTGTACACCGATGAGGACAGCAAACGAGAAGTGCTGGAGCCGGGTGACGCGGTGGAGTTCGCTGTGTGGAGAGGTAGCGGAATGCCGCCGTCTCGGTTGACCCTCTTCTGGCGCAATGAGCGACATGGTGAGCAGCAGCGGAAAGTCTTCGCGGTAAGCCCGACGACCTGACGCGCAGGCGCGCTTCACTGCGACGGATCCAGCCCGGAACCGGGCGATGCAGTCATTCCCGGAGGTGGCTCGTAAGTCAGCGCTGAGCGAAGGGCAGTGTCCCAGTCTGTGCAGTGGCTCAGTGAGCCGTCATGGTGGACGACATGCCAGCGACAGCGCCAGAACCGTCGGCACGCGCGCGATCTGCGCACGCTCGGCTTGAGTGCGTTGTGCTTCGCAAGCAGCCCGCGAATGCTCATTGCTCGCTCTCCTCGAAGCTCGGTGTTGCAGAGGTGCCGTCTGCGCGCATCGCGGCGGCGCAGTCAGCGCAGGTAACCTTGGTGTGGTCGTCAAACGCGACCGTCGGCTTGCGGCCGCAGTATGCGCGCGGCTGGTGGATCTTCTTGAAGCACACGCGGGCCGAGTTCGGCGTCGAGACCTTCGCGGGCTCGTGCGACTTCCACCACTGGGCGATCGGACCTTCAGACACGGTCGCCCTCCTCGGAGTTCGGTGAACGGGGGAATGATTCGGCGACCAAGATGAAACTTGCCATCAGCCCCGCCAGAGCTTCCTCCACGAGATCGTCGGGCCAATCGAGCAATGCCTTGACCAAGGCCGTCACGGTCTCGTCATCACCGTTCAGAGCAGCCACGACAAGACGCGCCTGCATGGTTGTGCCAGCGTCCGGCTCGTCAGAGATGTGCTCGAACGCCCACATTTCGTCATCGGCACGGCGCGCGATGTTCGGGTGATTCTGCACAAGGGTGGCCACAAGGCGTGGCATCGTCTGGAACATCTGCGCTGTTGCCTGCCGGTCCGTGACGTGCCGTGCGAGGAAGGCAAACACCTGATCAAGGTCGCGCGTCAGGAGGGCGGGCAGCAGTTCGTTGTTGATCGCATCGGGACTAATCAGCGTCATGACCCACCCCACTACTCGGTGATGCAGGGGCGAGCATCGCCTTCTCGTGCTCGCGGAACATCGCCAGTGCTTCCGCTTTGCCGTAGGCGGCGAAAGCGTCGTCACACCATTCGCACTGCACGATGAACAGCCGACCGGGGAGCGTGTGAGACGTTCCCGTGTCGCCGGTTGCGTCCTGGTGCCACACGTCGTCGCGCCACCCATCCGGGGCCAGCTTGCTCGGCCCGCTGTTGCGAACGCCAGGCGCATAGTGGAGAGTCATCGGTCGCCCTCCTCGGAGTTCGGTGATGCAGGGGCTACCAGGCCAACGCGCTCAAGCAAGCTGTCCATGTGGCTCTCGAATCGCTCGACGACGATGCCCCGGTTGCCGGTCAGCGACTCGTATGCGCCCGCTGCTGTGGTCATCACGTCGAGCAGTTCGTTGAGCACGTCGTCGCCGTTGTGCGTCTGGCCCTTACGAGGGTTCTCGGCGTACCAACCACCGAGCGCTTCGCCTACCTCGCCGCACTCTTCCATGAGCTTGCCGATCCGACGACGAGCGTGAAGTTCCGCCCCGAGCGTGACCGGGTACGAGTCGTCAATCCACTGAGAAAGCCGCGCGATCTTCGCGCTGAGTTCCGCATTGGTCATCGTTCAGCCCTCCTCGGAGTTCGGTGATGCCGGGTATCCGTACTCCTGCAAATCGCTCAGTAGCCGATCGCGCGCAACCCGGTGACTCGGTGATGCAGGGCTGAGAGCGCGGGCGCGATGTCCCGCTGCCTCGCGCCGCGCCCGCTCGATCTGCTCGACCTGGTGCTCGCCGAGCTTCGCGGTGACGCGCCGCCAGGTGTCGAGCGGCAGCGGGAGCGGCGCGGGGTTCCGCCTCGCGCGGCGCTTGATCTCGGCGTAGCCGTAGCCGTACCCGCTCGCCGTCATGACGCCGTACTGCGCGGGCACCTCCGCCAGTGCGATGTCGAGCAGCTCGGGGGTGACCAGGAAGTAGAACGCGTGCACGTACTGCGCCCACGTCGACGTCTTCTCCGGCTGCGCGAGTTCGTGCCGCAGGTCCGCCGCGGTCACCTTGATCTCCACGGCCCACAGCGTGTCGCCCTTAGCGACGCTGCGCCGGATCACGAGTGCGTCAATGCGGCGGACGCTGTGCTGCGCGCGATCGCCCCGGCCTCGGGTGACGTACTGGTGCGGCTCGCCGACGCTCGCGTGCCGGCAGACGGCCGAGCCCTGCCTGTACTGCGACCAGTACAGGGCTCGGAACATGGTCTCTTCGGTCGGCTTCTCGGTCACGCCGCGCTCCTCTCTGCAATCGCCGCTTCCACCTCGAGCCGGTACAGCCTCAGGTCGAACTCGCGCATGTTCGGGTCATGAACAGCCCCGCACGCGCGACACTCATCGACCCGAGCCGCCGTGAAGTGCAGCGGAGGCCGATCTACCACCGCGAACTGGCCACAGTCCCGACACCGCAGGTACGGAACCCGCTTCGGCTTCTCCTCAAGAGGGAAACGGGCTAGCTGGCGCTGCACCTCGCGGAAAAGGCGCACGGCGGCCTCAGCGCCATGCCGACGTGCCGTCACCGAAGGATCCGCCGACAGCCCGTCGACGAGTTCCGTGGTCGCCTTCACTGCGCCAGCCGTATCGAGTGATGGCAAGAAGCCATCGATGACTGAAGTGCCTGAGGGCCAAGCGGGCTCCTCGGTTCGGGACCCGATCGAATGGGCGATCGCGACACCGGCGAGATGGATCCACAGAGAATCAGCCGCCAGTTTCGCCTCAGCGATCGGGAGACGCGGCCCGGGCTTGCCCCGTGACTTGTTCACGTCGACCGGCGGCGCACCTCCCGACAAGAGGAACTGCACCAGCCGCGGCAGAGTATCCAGGGCGGCTCGGAAGCGCTGATCGCAGAGGCGGCACAGCATGCCAACCTCAGCCCGGTAAGGCAGGCATCCAGTGCACGTCTCGGAGTCGTCGCAGGTCGACAGGTGCTCGCCCCGCACAGAGCACGCGCGCCCCGGCATGTCTACGGTCACGCACAGAAGAACACTCATGCGGCATCGGCCAATCGGTACGTCAGAACGTCGCG